CAGTTATGTTGGTAAAATAACAGCAACTCCAACAAGTGAAGACTCTGCATCAATTATTGCTGTAAGTCAAGACATCATAAATCTTCAAGATCTTAATAAGTATCTTAAAACATTTTGCGTTGGTGGATACTTTTATTCTAAAAGTTCTTATATTGTAGGGTTTGAAATAGGTTATGAATATGAGGATGTAACAAGCGGACAAATAGTCAGAAATTTGAGAAACTATGATACAACCATAAACAATAGTTGGGTTTTTATATCAGAAACATTTGATACTCCACCAGACAACACAAACCTTAGACTAGTTTTTAAGATTAACTTTGTGGGTGGTTCAGTAGTAGAAGATGTTTTTTTAGTTAATGGTATTAGTTTTGGTCAGTGGTCAGAAGAGTTTGCATCAACTTCTCTTGGCCTTATTCCAATAAATATTCCCTCTACAATATCTATTGCTCCACAAAAAGCAATTGTTGCAAAGTGCTACGGATTGCAAGATCTTGATGCTTATTACTTAGTTTCTGATAATATGATTAAAGCAAAAAACTTAAGTATCCCGATGGTCTATGGAGCGTCAAACCTTACCGCTTTGTATCCAAACGGATTAAATCCATCTTTAATAATTCCTGGCTTAGGATTTTTGAATGAGTCTGGCACATTTAGAGAGTACACACTTGAAACCTGGCTTAGAATAAATTCTTATACAAATGAAACAAAAAGAATTATAGGTCCAATTGCCTCGGATGACGGGATATATGTAGATGGGCCATCGATAGGCCTTAAAATTAATTCTGAATACAAAACATATTACGTTGGCGAATGGACAAGGCCAATGCTTGTTCATTTAAGAATTGGAAAAGATATTATTTCTTTGCTAATTAATGGTCAAGAAGTTATATCTATTGATTACTCAAAAGAAAGTTTATCTGTTCCAAATATGCTAGATGAAAATGATAAAGATCAGGACTGGATAGGTTTTTATGCACACGAAGACATATATCCAATAGAGGTTGATTGTGTTGGAATATACCCATATGTTGTTGCAACCGCAATGGCAAAAAGAAGATTTGTGTTTGGACAGGGAGTAGAAATACCAGAAAACATCAATACTTCATATAGTGGAACATCTGTTTTTATTGACTATGCGTTTGCGGATTATACGGCTAATTATTCATATCCAAAAATAGGTTCTTGGCAACAAGCATTTAATGACAACACCTCTATTGTAAATAAATCTTTGTCGGTTCCATCTGCACCTCTTCCAAAAATATTTTTGTCTTCAAAAACAGAAAAAGAGTTGCTTGCAGACTGCAAACTAGTTCAGACATCAGATACAACAAACTTTTTTTCTTTTAGGCCAAACTCCTCTTGGAACAGCATTTCTGGTTACCTTTTCTTTGAAAGTTTTGATTTTCTAAGAGAGCCAATTTCTGCGTTCTATGGATGTTTTAGATTACCTCAATCTTCTAGCACAAAACAAACTCTTATGAGAATTGAAAAAGAAGATACAGATAATTATTTTGCAATAGAATTGATTAATAATCAAATATCTTATGTAATAAAAAATGACCAAGGGTTAGAGACCATATATTCTCCTACAATCGCAGAGTCCTTAGAGTTGATTGATATAGGGCTAAATATTCCAGCATTTGTTGCAAGATTCGGAAATCCAGCAGCAGACTTTTTTGGATCTATGTCAGACTTGAGGCTATATGTCGGAGGAAATAAAAATGGTAGCGAGACATTTACTGGCAAAATATACAAGGTTGGATTTTGCAGCAAATATAATTTTCAAAAAATTAGATCTCTGTTTAATGAGATAGGTGTTCCAGTTTGGAATGAAGATCTATTTGCTATTTATCAAAATAATGAATTAATAAATATAGATGGAGGCATTGACACAACATCTATGCCTGCTTACGGTTCTATAACAGGGACTGTTCAGGGGGCCATTAGCGGTGGGGGAGTTATAATACCAGACGAAGATTTCCTTTTGGATCATACAGCAAGTTACACTCTTGTGCCAAATCAAATTTTTGACACATACAAACTTACAGTTGCTGCAAATGCTTATTGGGAAGACCAAATTCCACTAACATATTTTGCTGAATCAGTTTTGGATAAGCGAGGAGATAAGTATCTAGATCTTGATTTTATACAATTTAATATTGATTATCCAATAACATCAAAAACAATTGCAATAGAGACTGATCCAGTAGAATGGACATACGCAGAGTTAGCAAACGAGTATGGAATGCCAGTTCAAAGAACATATGAGTCTCTTGATAATTATTTATTTACTGGATATAATGATTATGAAGATTTAAAAAATAAAATTGCAAAAGACTATAGATATGATACAGACGGACAAATTGTAAAAACTTATATAACATTTCAATATACAGAACTAGGCGCCAATCAGACTTCTTTTTATTTTACAAAAACAGAAAGGCCTCCTAGAAATGGGGTTTTAATCCCTAAGTCAGACTGGATGACTACAAAATATGAGGTTGTAGACAATATGATTATTTATCCTCCAGCAGGTGTAGATTTTAATGACCTTTCTATAGTTACCCACATTGATATTAATGTTAAGGATTCACAAACAAATAATATTAACATAAAGAAACTTTCTTATGCTTCTCAGGCATTAAATGAATCAGACGCAAGTCCAATCGGCACAAGGTTTGGAACACCAATTTACCCATATACAAAAACTGGAATTTATTACAACTTCAAAAAGAATAATCCTTTTTCTATTTACACTGGCTCATCTCCATATCTGTATCTTACAAAAACTAGCGGTATACAAATAAAGGGTCAGTATGATCCATTGGTAAATCGTGGACTATCAATACCAATTAATGCTAGTAGGGCAGATAATTTTAAAGTAATTGCATCACAAATGGCTGTTCGGTTTGATGGAGATTATTTCCCATATGCGCCAACTCAAATATTTGAAATAGAGAGCAAAAATGCGTACATAAAATTCTACATGGTCGCAAATGACTCTAGTGGAAAAAGAGCAAAGATTTATGGAATAGATGCAAAGACTGGGCTAGTGCAAAATGGCATTAGTTTTTACTGGAATGGAAAGGCAGTCAGAGAGCCAGTAGTCACACTTCAAGAGTGGGGATTCCTTGGTGTTACCTTTGCTGATAGTTTAAATTTTTCATATTTTGAGGGGGCTTTAAGATTAACTGGGCCATTGATATTTAATAGCATATCTTACTATCAGTCAACAAATTTACAGGAGGTTCAGACCATATCAGAAAGGCCATGGTTCAGAGTAAAGGTTCTGTCTGGTCTGCCATCAGATTTTAACTCTCCACTGGATTGGGAGTTCTGGAATGTTGGGTCCTTTAATTGGAATAGGGTATTGGTTTTAGCAGAAAAAAGTTATTATGGTGTTGATCCAAAGGAAATATATAAGAGTTATACTGGAACAAACAAAATAGTAGTTGGAGACAATGTCCCAGTCAGCGTCGGCAACTATGCCTATTCTTTATATAATGACATATTCTGGAACAAGTTCACTGTTGATCCAGTTTAATATGGTATACTTGTTGTCATGGATTCATTAATAAACCCAAAAACTGGTAAGCCAATTGTACAAAATGTGCGACGCAAGGTCATTGAAAAGAACTATAACTGGGGGCTTTATGTTTATAAAAGAGCAAACGGCAAGTGGTTTACAGACGGTCATGGATCAGTTTTAAATATTCCATCTGAAAAGGGCGATATTTCTAAAATTGCAGAACTAAAAAAGGTTGCAATGTATTATGGCGACCCTGGAGATGGACAAGCAATATTTGTTCCAGGTGGAACAAGGGTATCAGAAGAAGAATATTCAGAACAAGTAGACAGAATGAAGTCAGGACTTATTCCATCACTAAACGATCTTGGCGCAGTTCAGGCAGCAAAAGATACGATTGCTAAGTATGGAGATGAGGAATAAAAATGGAAGAGTATACAATAAGTGCAAAAATTGACGAAGCAATAAAAAAAGACGATCCTTTTTCAAAGTCAGATCCATTCAATAACACATGGGACACACTAAAAACATTAGACGGTTTGGATTCAAATTTTAAAAGAAGAACTAGCAGGCTGTCTACCAAAGCGTTGCAACCAACACCACAATATACAACTGCAGCGTTAGCAGGAAAAAGCGGTATTGATGGAGCACAGTCAAAAGAAATAAACCCAGGTCTAGTATATGTAAACGGCTATGGAATGTTTGACGTTATTACACCGCCTTGGAATCTGTATGAATTAGCAAACTACTACGATACATCATTTGCAAATCATGCAGCAATTGATGCCAAGGTAGAGAATATAGTTGGACTTGGTTACGAGTTTAAGGTTTCTCCAAGAACTATGATGAGACTTGAAGCCTCAGAAGATAACAGTGCAACACAGAAGGCACGAAAAAGAATTGAAAGAGCAAAAATTGAAATGCGTGATTGGCTTGAATCACTAAACGATGATGATTCATTTACTGCAACTATGGAAAAAGTTTACACAGATCTTCAATCTACTGGAAACGGATACCTAGAAATAGGAAGAACCACTCGTGGAGAAATTGGATATGTTGGTCATATTCCAGCAACAACTATGAGAGTCAGAAGATTGAAAGATGGGTATGTTCAGATTATTGGAAATAAGATTGTTTACTTCCGTAATTTTGGAGCAAAAAATCCTAACCCTCTTACAACAGACTCACGTCCAAATGAGATAATTCACTTCAAACAATACTCACCTCTTAATACATTTTATGGAGTGCCAGACATTATGTCAGCAATTAACTCATTGCACGGAGACTCTCTTGCCTCTCAGTACAACATTGACTACTTTGCAAATAAGGCAGTTCCAAGATATGTTGTAACATTGAAGGGTGCAAAACTTTCTGGAGACGCAGAGGATAAGATGTTTAGGTTCTTGCAAACAAACCTAAGAGGTCAATCACATAGAACGCTGTATATTCCATTGCCAGGCGATACAGAAAACAATAAAGTAGAGTTTAAAATGGATCCCATTGAAGATGGAATACAGGATGGATCATTTAAGGAGTATCGTAAGCAAAATCGTGACGATATTTTGGTAGCACATCAAGTGCCACTTTCAAAACTAGGCGGTAGCGACTCTGCATCTATAGCAGCAGCACTTGCACAAGACCGTACCTTTAAAGAGCAAGTTGCTCGACCAGCACAACGCCAACTAGAAAAAATGATTAACAAGATCATTCGTGAAAAAACAGACATACTTGAGTTTGTATTTAATGAGTTAACTTTGACTGATGAAATTGCACAATCTCAAATACTTGAAAGATATGTCAAGAATCAGATTATAACTCCAAACGAAGCAAGAGTTATACTTGATATGCCACAACGAGAAGGTGGAGACGAAGTCCTACAGTTGAAGCCAGAGGCTGCAGCAGAGGCAACTGCGTCAAGATCTAGAGATTCAGAGAGAACAAACAACAACTCTGATAGCACATCAACAGTCGCTGGAAGAAATCCAAAGGGTGAAGGTAGAAAAACTCCCTAATGTCCGATTTGTCCAGAATGTGATACTTGTATAAAATGGAGGGTATAATATAGTGGTGACCAATATATCTAAAGCCCATTGGAACTCCGATGGGGATAATCTTCGTCTCTCAATGCCTTTTAGTAAGGTAGATAAGGAAAGACGTATTGTTTCAGGTTTCGCTTCATTAGACAACCTAGACAAACAAAATGATATAGTTACTTCAGAGGCTTCTATGAAGGCCTTTGCAAAGTTTAGAGGCAATATTCGTGAGATGCATCAGCCATTGGCTGTTGGAAAAATGATTAATTTTAAGGAAGACAAATACTTTGATCCAGACTCTAAGAAGTTTTATTCTGGAGTTTTTGTCTCCGCATACGTATCAAAAGGCGCACAAGACACATGGGAAAAAGTTCTAGATGGAACCCTTACTGGTTTTTCTATTGGCGGTAAAATGAATAAGTGGGATGATGGTTATGATGAAAAGTCTGATTCTACAATTAGAATTATTAAAGACTATGACCTAATAGAGTTGAGTCTGGTTGACTCGCCAGCAAATCAATTTGCGAACATTGTATCGATTGAAAAAGTTGACGGCGTAGATGTTATTAAAGCAGACTCAACTGTTCTAGAAAATGTTTTTTACGACAAAGAAAACGGTATAGTAATCTCATCTGAAAATGAATCAGAACTTAGCCCAATCAGCGGAGAACAGATGGAAAACATAGGATTCGTTGAAAAAACGGATAACGAAAAAACAACAATGATAAAATTCTTAGTCGATAGTGCTAAAGGCATTAATACTTCTAAGATGAACAAGGAGGTACAACATATGACAAAATCAAAGACACAAGTTGA